AAGATGTTAAGAGAGGTTTCACATGACCGTCTTACTCCAAAAAAACGTGATGATTTAGTTCAAAGTGAAATTTTTGGGGATTTTGATGATGATGATCTTGAATATGACGATCAAACTATGATTATTTGAAACAATCGTTTGCAATCCTTAATAAATAAACAATAATCGCTGTATTAGTGTGCCGATAGAACGGGTAAGTCAAGCTTTTAAAGATATTAGTATGACATTTCAGTCTAATCCACTGAATAGTGATCTTATTGCGATCAAAAATGAGAATGCAATTGCTCGTTCTTTAAGAAATATTGTTTTCACTACACCTGGAGAGAAGTTTTTTAACGAATCTTTCGGTTCAAAGATCACTGAATCTGTTTTTGAGAACATTGATGAAATAAATGCTGCTGTTATTGCAGATGAAATCCGTGAATCCATTGATATATACGAACCAAGAGTAGAATTGGATAGTGTAAAAGCATATCCTGATTTTGA